TGCAAGCCGAGCTCCTTAACGTCAGCGTAAACGACCTATTCACATATGACGAATACTACTATAGGACATCGCGTAAAGCTGTCATTGTGTTGGACCCCAAAACAGGTGAAGCAGCGGAATGGGAAGAGAACGAAGGTGATGAAGATGATCTGATGGAACGCGCTTTGGCAACTCAACCCTGGCTTGTTACCAAAGAAGTTGAAGTTCCCACCGTTAAGCTTTGTATTAGTCTTTCAAACAAGATGGTCTATCATGGGAAAACCCTTTTAGGAACGGACGACTATCCTTTTGTGCCTTCTACATTCTATTACGAGCCAGACATCCAGTCATATGCTTGGCGTTGTATGGGTATGATAAGAAACCTTAGAGACCCTCAATTTCTATACAATATGCGGAAGGTTATAGAGCTCCAAATCCTGCAATCTCAAATTAATAGCGGATGGATTTTCCCTGTAGATGCTGTAACGGATATTAAGGCTTTTAGACAGACGGGAGAAGGCTTTTTAGTGCCACTTAAAGCGGGTCATTTACCACAAGAAGTGCAAAGAATCGAGCCAGCTGCTATACCTGAATCGTTAATGGCATTATCGGCATCTTTAAGCGAAGACATTACCAAGATATCAGGTGTCAATGAAGAACTCCTCGGGTCAGCTACAGACGATAAGAGCGGCATCCTCTCAATGCTACGACAAGGTGCTGGCCTTACGACCTTACAAACAGTATTCGATAAGTTGGATTATACCCAACGACTTTACGGTAAAATCCGGTTGGCAGCGATACGAAAAAACTTTAGTAAGGGTAAGATACGCAACATTCTTGGTCATGATCCAGATCCAAGATTTTTCACAGCTCATTCACAAAAGTATTCCATCGCGGTTGAAGAAGGGAATTACTCGGCGACACAGAGACAAACAGAACTACAGCAACTCCTCCACTTCAAGCAAATCGGCGTCCAGATTAGCGATAAATCAATTCTTAGAGCCGCCATCATCACTAACAAAAAGCAAGTGATACAGGAGATGGAAGAGCAGAACCAAGTGATGGCACAGCAGCAGCAAGCCCAAGCCCAACAACAAGCTCAGGTCGATGAATCAAAGATCTTGGAAACGATATCTAAAGCAAAGCTTAATATGGCAAAAATCCAAGAATCTGCAAGCAAAGCGGCCGAGAATGAAGCGTCAGCAGATCACAAAAACGCACAAACGGAACTTGATCTTGTTAAGAGCATGCTGGAGTTAGAGTCAATGGATCTTGAAATGATTCATCGATCATATGAGATTGCGATGGCAATAAAAGCACAAAATACAGAAAATCCAAATCAACAACAACAACAACTAGCCGCAGTAGGCTAAGGAGTAAATATGGCACATAGCAAAGAAGCGCATGCTAAGATGGACGGTCTTGGGAAATTTAATTCTGGACATTGGGAAAAAAAACCCGGTGAACCTATGCTTTCGGGTCTAAAATATACACAAGGCGAGATGGAAAATCCTGAACATTTGAAGAGTTCAGTTAATTCTCTTTCAGGCTATGTGAAAAAAAATAAAATGAAACACTAAACCTTACCCTTTCCGGTAGTTCGCGAGGCTTCCGGGATGGGTATTTAAAGGGGTCTTATGAGTAAAAGTAATCAGGATTATAAGCCTTTGTCTGTAGGAAAAGGTTTGGGTGCCAATTCAAAATCACATTGGGAAACGAAGGTTCCGGCTACGGCTGAGGGATTCGGTAATGAATCTCAAGGAGCTTTCTTGCCAAGACCGGGTAAGAATAGGGCTCAACCACATAAAAAAATCAACGAGTGTGACCATTGAGCGAAGTTATACAACGCGTCACAGCAGGCGAGTTAGCGCATAAAGCTGCTCAGGACACAACAAGCTACGAAGCCAGGGAAGTAGGCCAGGCCATTGTAGATGATGTGTATAAAGAGCTCCAAGAGTGTCGTACGATATACAACAGGATCTTTGATGAGGATGAGTATTGTCTGGTACTTCAGTACGCAACAGATCCCCTCATAAAAGGCGTAAAGAGGAAAAAGTTTTATGGTTGGCTGTATCTTCCTTCTCCTCGTCCGGATCAAGCTGTTTTTCTCTATAATAAGAGAATGGATACGATAACTAAGCGTCTCTGGGTACTGCCCAACTCAATATTGATGGCTAAACTTGCAGAAACATTAGTCGTTCCAAAAGAATATGAGTTGATGCAAGCTTGGAGCACAGCATTTTATAAAGGTACGTTCTGGGAGTTTATCCGCTATCAGCATAACATAGACATGCTTTCAGAGTCCGAATACCTTTCAACTCATCGCGAAGAACTCATTAAGGCGGGTTGTAAGATCCCTGATGCGACTTACTCCGAGCCCTTCGATTTTAGCAAGGTCGCGATTGAAAAGATCGTAGATACGCAAACAGCCGTTGTCAATTAAAATATTCTCTGTTACCTTCGGGAGACATAACGACTCAATAGGGGCATCGCCGAGTATAAATGTCATTGTTTTTCGATAAGTATTCATGCTTTCAGCAAATTCGCGATTTATTCTTTCGAGTTCCATCTTCATTAACTGTTTATTTTGATCTTCTACCATAGGAGCCTCCGTGACTACACCTGAGAATACACAGAAAGAAATTGTCCAACAACAACAAACTGCCCCACAAGCGTCTCAAGAGCAACCCAAAGAGGATGCACCTAAAAGTTCAGCACAATGGGATGCTTTTCGTCAAGCTAGAGCAGCAGAGAGAAAAGCAGCTGAGGAGATCGCTAGACAAGCTGAGAAAAGTGCTAATGAAGCAGCGGCATTACGGGCCGCCTTGGAGTCCGCATTAAATAAGCAACAACCCGTTCGTCAAGGTTATGGAGATGACCAACAAGATGAAACGGAAGAACAGAGGATTGATAAAAGAGTTGCTGATGCTATAGCCAAGAAGGAGCAAGAATATGAACGAGCACGAAGAGAAAGAGAGCAACAAGAATTTCCTACCCGTCTCCAGAATACTTTTGTGGACTTTAATCAGGTCTGCACGACAGAGAATTTGGATTATCTGGAATATCATTATCCCGAGGTAGCTCAGGCTTTCAAGTATGCCCCCGATGGATTTGATAAATGGTCAGCAGTATACAAAGCAGTTAAACGTTTTGTACCTAATCCAGATTCAAAGAAAGATGTAGCCAAAGCCGAAAGGAATCTGTCTAAACCTCAAAGTATGTCTGTTTCAGCTCCTAGTGGAGGAGGAACGAGTACGACTCCACCGACAAGACTAGATGAACAGCGTAGAGCAGACAATTGGAAGAGGATGCAAGCTGCGATTAAGGGTATAAGTTGACTTCTTTCCTTAAATAACAGATCATATTCTCGATATGTCTAGGGGGCACCCGAAAAGCAATTCCCATTGCCTGACATATCTATATCAACATGGGGTCAACTGAGGGGGTTGTATGTCTAAAAATGCACTTAAAGAACGTTTATTGAAAAACTCTAAATGGAATGGTGAATGTCTTGAATCTACGTATAAAGGTAGATCACAATCCGGTTATGCACTTATAAAAATTAATGGATCAACTTCAGGAGCACATCGTATTTCTTGGAAAGTACATTTCGGAGAAATACCTGATGGTTTGTGGGTACTTCATAAATGTGATAATCCTCTTTGTATAAATCCTGAACACCTTTTTCTAGGGAAGCCAATAGATAATTCTAGAGATATGATTAAGAAAAAACGACATAACTACCAAGGAATGGCAAAATATTCGGATTCTTTGGTGCAAGAAGCGTTGCAAAAAAGAGAAAATGGTATGACGCATAAAGATATTGCCAAAGATTTGAAAATTCCGATGGGTACATTAAATAGTTTTTTCAGAAGGAATTCTTTGAAAGATAAGGTTAAAAATTTTTATGGAATTCCTAAATATTCTAAAGAAACTAGGATTTTGGCAAAATCTATGAATCAGGCTGGCGTAAAATGCAAAGATATACAAGCTGTTTTAGGAATTCCTAAAAGATCTTTGACAAGAATTCTTCATACCAATTATATTGAATTTTGAGTGAGGTCCACTCTCAAAAGACCATGAGCTAAATTCATACGGGTTGCTCTCCGTATAGGCTAGTAAATGCTTCGTTGCCAAGAAGCTGGTTTATTAACTTATATAGGAGAGACTCATGTCATTTCCAACTGGTATTACAAATATTAACAACCTCGCGCCTGAACTTCCAGTTCAAGCGGCCGAAGATTTGTTATCAACTCCAATGTTTAATTTGATACACAGTTTCGGTGTCGATTTGCATCACGCAGAGAGTTACATCGGAAAAACGACCAGAATGAGCCGTTTTGAACGACTCAGTACTGATGGGGGACAATTAGACGGTAGTGGAATAGACCCGGCTAGTGAGGTACCCGTTCGTTCGGATATCGACGCAACGATGGAAATCTATGCGAAATCTATCGTCACTAACGAGCAAATAGTCTTGTATGAAAACAGCAAGACCCTTACAAAGTTTACGGCTCTTCTTGGCCAATGGCTACGTGAGAAAGAAGACTTGTTGATGAGAGACTTGTTTGCGTCATCTGTATCGTACATCAACTGCACAGGCGGCTTGAATGGCGACCAGCCTTCAAACCTTTCTCTCAATGACATAAACAACATCGAGCAAATCCTTTTGGGGAATGATGCTAGATCTATGCTTACGGACATTGAAGCAGAAAACAAATTTAGCACTGGCGGCGTAAGAGATGCCTTCATTGCGTTAGCAAGCACAAACTTGACAAGCGACCTGCAAAAGGTGCAAGGCGTGTTGCTCAAAACGGCTTATCCATCACAAACTGGTTTAAGACCTGAAGAGTACTGCTCTATCTCTAGATTCAGATTCTTCGTTTCATCTAAAGCAGCCAAAACACCTGCTGCATCGATGAGAGGAAATACTGTCTACACGATCCCAATGTACGGTCTTGAAGCTGCTTCAAAAATCGAACAGAACAACTACACAGCGGTTATAGGATATAGACCACCATGGGTTGTTTCTTCGGTTGCGCAAAACAGTCAACTGTATGCGAAGTTTGCGATTGCTCGAGCGATCACGAACCAAAACTGGATCTCGGGTCTGAACGCAACAACATTGCAAGTTTCATAAGGAGGACTCCATGGCTTTTACTATATTAACTGGTGGTTCATTCACGTCAACAGGAGCAGGGGTTAAAATTGACCTTCCTAGCTCGGCAGATTATTTTAAGACTTGGAATATGACGCAATACGCAGCGGCATCTCCTTCTGTAGTAGTGGGAGGGGAATGGTTTGGTGCAAAGTTTGGTCTTGGTGCTTCAGCTGTTAATAGCGGGCTAAGATGGAAAAAATCAGGTAGCTCCGCTATTTTGATTGATTCTTTCTCTACTTCCACAGCATCGGACGGTTTTACATATGTTAACACTGTTCCAGTTGTCGAAGCAGCTGTGACAGGGACAACTATCACCCAAGCGGCAGGAGCAGTATTTTCAGCTACTAACACCTATTCAAATGGTGATAGAGTAAGAATTTACAACTCGACTGGTATGTTGCAAATTGCAGGGATGGACTTTACTGTCTCTTCAGTCTCAGGTGCCAACTTTACATGCCTCGGTTTAGATTCGTCTGGTTTTGCTGCGCCTGGTACAGCATTTACAGTTCGCAGAATTAGTAAACTGGGTTCAGTAGAGCCTAGAGCCTTGTTTATTACAGGTATTAGCAAAGCGTCACGAGCTGTTGTAACAACGTCGACAAATGCTTTGCTAGATTATGTTGTAGGTCAAAAGATCCATTTTAGCATTCCTAGCGGTATGGGAATGCCAGAAATGAACGGTCTTACAGGTACGATCACTGCAATGGGAGCTTATACTTCTAACGCAACGTACAATATAACTGTAGACATTGACTCTACAGGGTTCACAACTTTTGCTTTCCCTGCAAGTACTGCAACGCCAACATCACAACTGTTTGCGACGCTTGCACCTGCTGGACAAAGTACACAGTATGATCCGCTTACCGGTGTTCAAACGGGCTATAACTTTACAGTAGCTCCTTTCCATACAGGTCAGTTTACGCCATACATGTTTTTGGCTGGGGGCGCAAATTCGCCCGCTGGAGCTAATGCGGATGTGATAAATTGGTCAGCATACAAGTTTGAGAATTAAACCTCTTGTTGGGTTAGGTGGGGCGTAAAAACCCCCGCCTTTTCCAACA